GAGCAAGACCACCTATCAGGAATGGCTATCACGCCAGCCTGCATCGTTTCAGCGCGACGTGCTGGGGCCTAATCGTTACGAGCTTTTCACGAAGGGCGAGTTAACCCTGGATAAGTTCGTGGACGACAACGGCAAGACGCTCACCCTCGCACAGCTGCGCGAAAAAGAATCGGCCGCATTCGAGCGCGCCGGCCTATGACCCAAGGGGGCATCATGAACGACCAAGCAATCGAGAAAGAGATCCAGGACAAGGGCCTGACCGCGCCGCGCGTGACGCTCGCTGACCTGAAGGCGAACATCGTCGACACCGAGATCGTTAAACATGTCTCGAAGTCCGGCCAGGTGCTTCGCTGGGCGATCCTGACCACCGCCTGCGGATTCGCGGCAGTTGGCAAGCCATCCGTCGCCGCCTCGTCCGAAAACGACGACGCCGAGATCGGCGAAAAGATCGCCGTCGACAACTCTACCGATGAACTATGGCCGCTGATGGGTTACGCACTGAAGCAGCGCCTGCACGAAGCCGGTGGCAAGCAATGACTCAGGACTACATCGGAACCAAGCAGATCGTCGCGTGGGAGCAGGACAGCCCGAAGAAGGTGAAGGTCTGCGGCGCTGACTGCAAGACGGGCGATGCAAGCTGTAACAGCTACTGCACTGGCGGCGCAGATCGCGCCCCGGATCAGGCGCCAGAGCCCGGCTACGCGGTGAAGTATCCAGACGGCTATGTCAGCTGGTCGCCCAAGGCTGTTTTCGAGGCTGCCTATCTGCCAATGGGCCATGTCGGTCATCTGCCGCCGCATCAGCAGCGCGTCATCGGCGAGAAGGTCCAGCTCGACGACAAGATCGGGAAGCTTTCCGCCTTCTTCGATACCGACCTATTCAAAGGCCTGCCGGCGAAGGAAAACGAGCTACTGACCGCCCAGCTTGGCGCGATGGTCGAGTATTCCGGCCTGCTGGCAGAGCGCATCGAACTGTTCTAACTCGCGCCACGAAACACAGCAGCGCAAAACGTAGCGCGCAACTCTAAAGCCTCGCACCCGCGGGGCTTTTTTACATCCGCAGGCAGGGCCTGCACCAAGTCTCCGGGAGACAGCAATGACCTTGAAATTCCAACTGGACACCCTCGAAGGCGTCGACGAAGCCGTTCAAGCCATGTACGTCGAGAAGGGCGGCAAGTACGTCCTCAACATCGAAGGCCTGCCGCAGCCTGAAGACGTATCTGGCCTGAAGTCGAAGGTCGAGGAACTGCTGAGCGAGAAGAAAGCGGCCGAGAAGGCCCGTCGCGAAGCTGAGGAAGCAGCACGCACCGAGCGCGAAGAGGCGGCCCGCAAGTCCGGCAACGTCGAAGAGCTCGAGCGCTCCTGGTCCGAGAAGTACAGCCGCCGCGAAGCTGAACTGAACGGCCAGCTCGAAAGCACCAACAGCACCCTGCAAGGCCAGATCCGGGATCTGACCGTGGGTCGCGCCGCTACCGATATCGCCACCACTCTGGCCATCCCGGGCAGCGCCAAGGCATTGCTCCCCCATATCGAACGCCGACTGAGCGTCGAGCAACGTGACGGCAAACCCACCGTCGTCGTGCTGGACGCCTCCGGCAAGCTCTCCGCGGCAACGCTGGACGAGCTGAAAGCAGAATTCACCAACGATCCGGCCTTCGGTCCGCTGATCGCTGGCAGCAAGGCATCTGGCGGCGGGGCCGGCGGTGCAGGTAAAGGCGGCGGGGCCGCACAAGGCAACATCGGCGGCAACAAAGACGAGCGCACCAAAGCGATCGCAAGCAAATACCCAGACCTCCCCCTTAAGTAAAGGATTGACTTTATGTCCCTGTCTCAAATGCAAGTGTTCAACGAATACATCATGCCGGCTGCGCTGGAATCCCTGGACCAGATGACCGCTGCGTTCAACGCTGCCAGCAATGGCGCGATCATCCTGTCTCCGGACGGTTTCACTGGCGACTTCCTGCAGGAGTCGTTTTTCCAGACCCTGGCCGCCGCCCAGCGCCGAGTAGATCGCTACGCGGCCAACGGCGCAGCAGCTGTCACCGACCTGACCGAGCTGAAAAATGCCACGGTGAAGGTTGCCGGCGGCTTCGGTCCGATCCGCTACGAGCCATCCCAGATGACATGGCTGCAGCGCCCAACCGTGCAGGGCATCGAGGTCGCTTCGCGCGCCTTCGCCGAGATCCTGCTGAAAGACCAGCTGAACACCGCCATCGCCGCGCTGACTGCTGCGATCACCGCCCAGGCAGCGGCCACCAACGACGTATCGGCAACCTTGGGCATCAGCCAGGCAGCCCTGAACAACGCTCACGCCAAGTTCGGCGATGCCTCACAGAACCTGGTTGCCCAGATCATGCAGGGCACCACCTACCACAAGCTGGTCGGTCAGAACCTGGCCAACGCCGCGCAGCTGTTCCAGGCCGGCAACGTCCGCGTCGTCGACATCCTCGGCAAGGTCTCCGTCGTAACCGACGCCCCGGCGCTGGCTCAGGCTGGTACCCCGAACAAGGAGATCATCCTTTCTCTGGTTTCGGGCGCTGCACTGGTTCACGACGCTCGCGACCAGATCTCGAACGTCGATACCTCGAACGGCAAGGAGCGCATCGAGACCACCATCCAGGTCGACTACACCTTCGGCCTGGGCCTGAAGGGTTACACCTGGGATGTCACCAACGGTGGCAAGTCCCCAACCGACGCCGAACTGGCGACCGGCACCAACTGGGACAAGACCGCTACCAGCATCAAGCACACCGCCGGTGTCGCTCTGATCGGTGACGCTTCCAAGTAACCCACTGAATACCGCGCCGGGGCAGCCTGGCGCGGCTGAGGATCAAGCATGACCGATAAGAACATCTGGTATCTGCCCGGCCCGTTTCACCGCTACGAAGACGACGTGAAGGCCATCGCCAAGAAGGCCGGTCTGCGCATCATCGACGCCAACGTGGCCGAGAGTCGCGATGGTGAGTGCGAAAAGCCTCCTCGGGCGAAGCTCAAGGCTGAATACGAGCCGGCCAAGGCCGCGAAGCCTGTCGAAGCACCAGCGCAGGCGTAACACCGGGGCTACGGCCCCACTCATTCAACCGGAGGCCGGATGGCTACCTACATCACCGTGGCCGACGTGGACACCATCCTCGGCACCGACTGGACCACTCCAGAGAAGAAAGACCGCGCCGTCATGCAGGCCAATGCCTATCTGACCTCGCTCAATCTGTCAGGCGTCGACATGGACGCGATCCCTGATGAGGTCAAGCAGGCAGGCGCAGAGCTGGCCAAGTGCGCCGACGATGGCGTCCTGTATCAGCAGCAGTCGTCGGGATCGCTGGAGGCCAAGACCGTCAAGGCGGGATCGGTAACCACCTCGAAGACCTTCGGCGCGATCGACTCCAGCTCAACCAAGGCCCAGGCCGAGGGCATCCAGTTCGCCCTGGCGCTGCTGAACCCCTGGCTTCGGTCGTCCTTCGGCTTCGACGTGTACAGGTGACCCATGGGAATGCGCGAAGAGATCCAGGCCGATCTGGCTGAGGCGTTCGACACGGACCTGGCCGACGCGGTTGCGCCGTTCACCGGCTCGTATCAAGGGTCTGGCGTCTATGACCCAGTGGAAGAGACGACAACGGCCGTCACCGTGACCTACACCGGCCGCGGCGTGATGGACAGCTACGAAAGTCGGCGCATCGACGGAATCAATATTCTCGTAGGCGACGTGCTGCTGATCTGTCTTGCCAATGAACTGGCGGAAATCCCGGCAGTAGGCCACACGATCACCGCTGACGACCTGCTGACTGGCGGGCCCGCGACGTACCGAGTCGTGAATCCCGGCATCGACCCGGCAAAAGCGCATTACGAACTGCAGCTGAGGAAGTGAGCTATGGCCAGAGGCGGATGGAGCATCCCCCCAAGCGCATTTGCTGACGAGGTTGAGGGCGAGCTGAGCAAGCGCGTGCGGGTCATTGCGCTGGCCATGCTTGGCGAGATCATCCTGCGATCACCGGTAGATACCGGTCGGTTCCGCGGCAACAACATCATCAGCATTGGCGGACCGGTCTACACCGCCTCGGCCAAAGTCGACCCAACTGGAAACGAGGCGCTTGCTCAAGGCCAGGCGGCCGTGTCTGGGCTTGAGCCGTTCACATCCGTCTACATCCAGAACAATTTGCCATACGCGCAGCGCCTGGAGGACGGGCACTCGAAGCAGGCGCCGCCGGGCGGGATATACGCGGCCTCATTCCACGGTGTCGCACAGGCCTACAGCTCATGACCTTTGAACAGATCCGCAACATTGTCATTACGCGCATGACGCAGTGGACTGGTATTCCAGCCTCCAGCGTTGACTACCCGAATCCGCCTCAGCCGTTTAACCCGGCCGGCAAAACGATCTGGGCCAGGCTTGCCGACATCCCGGGGCTTTCCTCGACGCCAGAAGTCGGCCTATCTCCCTGCGTGCGGCGTACCGGGATCATCATCGTTCAACTGTTCGTGCCGAGCTACAAGGGCACGCTGGCCATCACCCGGGCCGCCGATACGCTGGTGCAGCACTTCGAATTCTTCAGCGAGGGCGGTTTCGACTGTTTCGCTGCGTCGGCCGCGGTCATCGGAGACGACGGCAACGGCTGGTACCAGGTAAACATTCAGGTGCCCTATCGAGCGCACTAAATCACCCATCAAGCCGCCATCAGGCGGTTTTTTTACGCCTATTGATAGGAGAAGCACCCAATGAGTTCAGGCGCCAAGAACAGAACGGCCTACGTCGAAGAGGTGACGCAGGGCGTGACCCCGGCCACCGGCTGGAAAGAACTGATCCGCACCTCGTATGGCCTGGGCCCAACCCAGAACACCGCCGAGAACAACGAAATCTCTCAGACCCGGATGAGCCAGGGCACCACCGCAACGACTATCGACGTTGCTGGCGAGATCGGCCAGAAGTGGCGCTATGCCGGCGCCATCGATGACTTCCTGGAGTCGTGCTTTGGCAAGCGCTGGGCATCCGACGTGCTGACTGTCGGCGACGAGCGAATCACCTACTCGGTGGCGTCGTTCGCCAGCGATGTTTTGGTGTCTTCGATTGCCCGCGGCGCCCAAGTGGCGAGTATGGCCTTCACCTTCGGCACCGACGATGACATCACCGTTGCCACCAACATGACGGCGATTGGCTGGGAAGGCAAAGTCGATGCGACCCCGTATTTCTCCAGCGCTGCGCCAGAGGCGAATGCCAAGCGGTTCAACTTCAAGAACTTCACGTCGCTGACCCTGGACGGCGTCGAGGCCACCCCTGAGAACGGTACCTGCATCAGCGCCATGGACCTGACGTTTGACAACAACGTCCAGACCCAGCGCTGCATCAACAACGGCGCATTCGTCGGCAACGTGATTCCGACCACGTTCAGCGCTACTGGCTCGATCACCGTGGCCTGGTCTGCAGCGTCCTACGAGTTGTGGATCAAACAGCAGACCGGCGATGCGATTGCCGTGAGCTTCACGATCGAGAACGGCGACGGCCGATACACCATCACCCTCCCGGAAATGGAAGTGAATGGCGACTGGCCGGACGGCGCTGCAACTGACGTGATCGAGGTAGAGCTGACTGTTTCCGCACGCCGCACGCCGCCAACCATCACCCGAGCGCCTTTTGTCGCCGTAGATAGCGTGTCGATCGCCCCGGCAACCGTCTCAATCGCTGTCGCCGCGACCTCTCAGCTGACCGCTACCGTTCTGCCGTCCGGCGCGAGCCAAGCTGTCACCTGGTCGTCCAGCGATCCTGCCAAGGCGACCGTGTCGTCTACCGGCCTGGTCACCGGCGTGGCAATCGGATCGGCCGTCATTACCGCGACCAGCGTATCTGACCCGACGAAGACTGCGACCCGCAACGTCACCGTCACCGCCTAAACCCATCACGGATAGCCGCCCCTCACCGGGCGGCCACAAGGATTCCGCATGACCTTCATTTTGAAGAAGCCCGAACTGCTCGATGCGCTCAGCACTCGATGGATTGAGCCGGCGCCAGGCCTGCGCATCAAGGTTTCCTCGGCGGCGAAGGACGGCTACAAGAGCGACTACCGCATGATCATGCGTCACGTTGCGGCCATGTCCAGTCAGAACGGCATCGGCACCCCTGAATTCAGCGTCCTGAACACCGATGAATCCGCTGTCTTCGACTCTGACGCACTGTTCATTGAGCTGGCCAGCAAGCACCTGATCGTAGACTGGGAAGGCGTGGCTGAGGCTGAAGACCCTACGTCGCCAACCCCGTACACGCCAGAGCGCGGCGTTCTGCTGCTCCAGCAACTGCCCCAGATCTATTACCTCGTCATGGCGGCGGCCCAGGCCATCGCCCTGCGCCAGGAAGAACAAGCAGTCGCCACCGTGGGAAAGCCCTCGACGCCTACCGATGGGTAGCTGAGTGGGCGGGTCAAGAAAACGACCGCAAGCGACAAGTCCGCGAAAAGCTGAGGCTCGCCGTTCCAGATGCGCCAGAGATTGATGGTGTAACCGCTGAGCTGCTCGATGCCTACTACCTGATCAGTCGGGGCCGGCAGTACGTTGGCATGGCCGGCGCTCCGGCGCCGATCTCCCTTGGCGCGATCAATGACTACCTGGCGGCCTATGGCAGCGCCGTCGGGCGTCGAGAGTTCGACCGGGTGATATTTGCGCTCGACGATGAGTTTCGCGCGCGCTGGGAAGAGAAGAACAAGGCCAAGGAGAAGTAGCACCCGGTGGATGCGTAACTCCCGTGATGCTAAAGTTTGCGCATTCACAGGGAGAAAGCGTCATGGAGTACCTGATTATCTGGGCTGCGATCGCAGCGTTCACCGGCTATCTGGCCGGAAAGAAAGGCCGAAGCGTAGGCGCATGGGTGATCCTTGGCGCGCTGTTTTCGTTCCTGGCCCTGTTCGCTATCTGGCTGGTCAACCCTATCGGCATCGATCAGGAGAAAAGTCTGGAGATCGCCAAGAAGTTTGGCGTCTCGTCGCTCTATCGAAAATGCCCAGAGTGCGCAGAGATCGTCAGCCGCGAAGCCTGCAAATGCAAGCATTGCCAATCAGGCCTTGAGCCAATAGCTGCCTGATATTTATTTTCAAAGAAGCCCGCCTTGAGCGGGTTTTTTTATGCCTGGAGTTTGGAGAATGTCTCAAGAATCACGTCTCGCGGTAACGATTGACTCCCGTGGCGCGCAACGTGACGCAGAGGCGATGCGCAAGGAGCTGACGGGCCTTGAGTCTGCCGGCAACAAGGTCGACCCGGCAATGCGCAAGGCTGGCGCCTCCATTGACGGTGTCGGCAAGAGCGCGAGCGACAGCGCCTCGAAGGTGAAAGGGCTCGAAGGGCAGACCAACAAGATGGCATCGGCCGCCGCCGGCCTTGTCGCCCCGCTGGCTGCCGCCTTCAGCATTGCCAAGATTGCTGCCGCTGCCGAGCAGTACACCAATATCACCAACCGATTGAAGCTGGTGACAGATGGGACTGAGCAGCTCGCCTTTGCGCAGGAATCCGTTTACCAGGTAGCGCAAAACTCCCGCCAATCGCTTGAAGTGACGGCGCAGGTCTATCAGCGGATCGCCCAAAACGCCCGGCAGCTCGGCCTGGATTTTGGCGAAGTCGCCAGTATCACCGAGACCGTGGCCAAGACCGTCGCACTGAGCGGCGCGAGCGCTGCTGCTGCCGATGCCGCCATGGTTCAGTTCGGCCAGGCGCTGGCGTCCGGAACCCTGCGCGGTGACGAACTGAACTCCATCATGGAGCAGACCCCGGCACTTGCTCAGGCCATTGCTCGCGGGCTTGGCGTGACCATCGGCCAACTTCGAGCTATGGGCGCCGAGGGCAAGCTGACATCCGAAGCGATTGTCACTGCCCTGCAGAACCAGAAGGACAAAGTCGACGAGCTGAGCGGCAGCCTAAACATCACCGTCAGCCAGTCGATCACTGCCTTCAATAACGCCTTGGTTTCCACCATTGGCAAGCTGGATCAGGCGACGGGGGCAAGTAACGGCCTGGCGACGGGCATCGCCTCGCTTGCCAGCGCCATGGATCGGTTCAACTCCGGCGAATTCCTGGACTTCTTCCGGGAGAACAAGCAGACGGTCGCGGGGCTCAACAACGAACTGAGCGTCACGCTGTCGGGGATTCGCGACCTGCAATCAGCCAGGGCCAGGCTCTCGGGTGACGCAAACGACACCGTCTTTTTCAACTTCAAGTTTTACAACCGAGCCGAGATCGATGCCGAGATTGCCGGCCTTCAGTCTCGCGCCACCACGATCAAAACGCTGACCTCGAAGCTCGCGAAGGACTCAGGCGCGGCAGGGGGCGCAACCCCAAAAGGTGATGCGCCTTCGCCAACGGTCAATGCTGAATACGAAAAGCTCCTGACCAATCTCAAGAAGTCAGCGGCTCTGCAGGGAGATAACACCGAGGCGGCAAAGGTTCGTTACGCCATTGAAACCGGCGAGCTCGGCAAGCTGCTGCCCGAGCAGGAAAAGCTGCTGCTCAAGTATGCGCAGGAGAAGGACGCCAAAAAGGCTGCGGAAGAGGCGACGAAGGCTTCGTCTGCGGCGTCGAAAAAGGCTCAGGCTGATTCGCTCAAGGGTATCACCGAGGCTCAGGGCGTCTTCGCCAAGCTCTATAGCCAATACGACCCGGTCGCACAGGCCGCGCGCCTGCTGACCGAAGAGCAAGGCCAGCTTCAGCAAGTGCTGGGCAAAGGACTCATCACCCAAGAGCAATACGGCCAGGCCATGGCGCAGGCATCGCTCAACTACTCCGCCCTGATTGCCAAGACTGGCGAGCTGAGCCAGGCCGAGCAGTACCGGGCGCAGATGCTCAAGCAGATACAGAACCAGCAGGACGCCGCCAACGCCGAGGCGGCAGCGGTCGGCATGGGTAACGAGCGCGCGGGCAGAGAGCAAGAGCGCCTGCAGCTGGAAAAGGAGACAAACGACAAGATCCTCGACCTGCAGACCGAACTGGCCAACGCCCAAGGCGAGAAGCAGCGCGAGGCCTTGCAGAAGCAGATCGATATCACAAATGAGCTGTACCCGCAGCAAGTCGCCATCATGGTGAATGGCTGGGCCCAGGTCGATGCGGCGCAATCCAACTGGATGAACGGCATCACCGCGGGCTGGGACAACTACCAGGCCAAGGTCCAGGACGTCGCCTACCAGACCCAGACCGTCATGACCGACTCGCTGGATACGTTCACGGCTGGGTATGGCAGCGCTTTCTCGAAGATGGCTTTGGATGGCCAGACCTTCGGCGAGGTGACACGTGGCGTGTTCGACAGCCTGGCGAGATCCGTCCTCGATGGTCTCGGGCAGATGGCGACTCAATGGCTGGTCAATCAGGGCATTCAGCTCGCTTTCGGCCAGACCGAGACGGCACTGCATGTCGCCAAGATGGCGAGGATCGGGACAGAAACGGCTGCCGAGACGGCCAGCGTTGCAACTGTGACGACGGCAAAGGTCGCAGCCGATGGCATATCCACGGCCTCATCTTTGGCGGCAACGGCCACCACAACCACGGCGCAAGTCGCGGCGGCTGGTACAACCCTCGCGTCTTGGCTGCCCGCGGCCCTGGTCGCATCGATCGGCACCTTCGGCGCTGCAGCGGTCGTCGGCGGCGGTGCTCTTTTGGCAGCCTTCGCCCTGATCAAAGGCTTCTCCGGCGGCGGCTATACCGGTGCAGGCGGCGTCAATGAACCGGCCGGCATCGTCCACAAGGGTGAGGTCGTATGGAGTCAGGCAGACATCAAGCGTTTCGGCGGCGTTGAGTCGGTCGAGGCCATGCGCCGGGGCGAGGCCATGCCGGCTGGGGTCGGCTCGTCAGGCGGAAGCACTTCAAAGTCTTCCGGCGGCAAGGCCAGTTCCGCGCCGAGCGAAAGGTCTCTGGTCGTCAATCTGCATGAGGATGCCAGTCGCGCAGGCCAGGTCAATCGATCCCAGCTCAGCACGCAGGATGTCGTCGACATTTATGTCGCCAACATCAGGTCCGAAGGCGAGATTCATGAGGCGAACCAATCCAAGTACGGCTTGAAGTCCCAAGGCGCATAGCACGGTGATACTATAGGGTCTCTACCAAGGGACTATCGGAGGAAGGATGAGCAACCCGATCAACGTCTGCTACGCCTCGGGCGGGCCGCTACCGATCAACACCATCGAGGCGACGTGCTCAATCTGGTCGTCTCCGATCCTGATCTGTGACGGCTACGAGGATCGCGTCTGCGGTACCGAGGATTCACGGACGCTCGTCTTCACCGCCCTGGCTTACGAGCAGGGCCTGCCAAATCAGGACAATAGCGCCTTCCAGAGCCTGATAATCGCGCTAGACAACACGTCCGGCGAGGTGCAGATCCAGATCGAGAAGGCCAAGGCAGCGAATGCTCGGGTCGTGCTGACCTGCCGTCGCTACCTTGAAAGCGACCTGACCTATCCGGCAGAACGCTATCGAATGTCGCTACTGTCCAGGCAGTACGAGTCAGTCACTGCAACCTTGACATGCGGCCTGTTCGACCTGCTCGGCACGGCGTTCCCGCGCGAGAAATTGACTACCAGTGTCGCGCCTGGGTTGCTCTACATATGAGCCCGCTCAGCAAGTACCAATCAGCCCCCTACAAGGATGGCGCGCGCGGTCCCCTGGCTTATGACTGCTACGGACTGGTCATCGCCGTTCGGCATGAGGTGTTCGGCCTGCCATTGCTTCCGTCGCTGGGCGGTGTTGGCCGATCAAAGCTGCGCGAGAACACCCTTGCGTACCGAGAACTAAAGGCAGGCATGGACGAGTGTGCGCCAGAGCCTGGAGCCATTGCGGCCGTCTTCGCAGGCGACCTGATGGCGCACGTCGGCATAGTCATTTATCTGGACGGCCAGCTGAAAGTGCTCGACACCAACCCGGGCGGCCCCCGCATTCGCCCTGTGCGCGACTTCGAGTCGGCCTATCAACGAGTGGCGTACTACAAATGACCATTGAATTCTTCCCGAACAAATTGGCCGACACTGCGCCGCTGGCCACCTTCACCGCTCGCGAACGGATGACGATCGAGGCGTGGATTCAGCAGCAGACAGAATCCTATCAACGCTCGCCAGTGCAGCCGATCAGCGTAGCGATCAACGACGAACTGATCTGCCCGACGCTCTGGCATAAAGTCAAATTCAAGCCGTCAGACCGCGTCCAGATCTGGCGCGAGCCGAAGGGGTTCGCCGGATTTGCCATCGCCGCCCTGCTGATCGCCGGGACCGTAGCCGTCTCCAAGATGATGGCGCCTAAAATGCCGGGCATGCCATCGACAGCCGGAACCGCGCAAGGCGATCCGATTGACGAGGCCAGCGCCAGGGGCAACAAGGTCAAGATCGGCGATCCGGTGCGCAACCTGGCCGGTCGTCAAAAGCTGTTCCCGGCTTATCTTACTGAGCCGCGCACCTGGTTTGTGGCGCCGCGCGAGCAGTGGGTTGAAATGCTGCTCTACGTCTCCGCGGGCGATCTTGATATCCCTTTGAGTACCGTCAAGGTTGGCGACACGCCGATTATTTCGATGGGTGCCGATGCTCAGGTGGCGATCTATCCTCCGGGCGCATACGTGTTTGACGATACGGCTTCGCTGCTCTGGTACAACGTCGGCGAAGTCGGGTCCGGCTCCAGCGGCTCTTCAGGTCTGGAATTAACGCTGTCGACCAGCATTACGCCGTCAGCTACGGCCTGGGCCTACCAGTTCAACGGCCACGCCATCTCGATACCGGCCGGCGCCGGCACCTTCCCGGGCGACTGGGCGAGCGGCTTGGTGATTCGCGTTCTGTCGCCCTACACCTACCTCGTCGTAGATGGCGGGGCAGGGCGCGACATCGTGCAAGGCCCGCTTGAAATGCTGAACCCGTTCCCTGGCATGCTGATTGAGGTCGACGGGGCGAACGCGGGCAACTACGTCGTCAATAGCTACACGCCGTATTCGCCAGCTGTGCCGCCCACCTCGGGCACCGCCTCAACGATACTCGGATCAAGCGTGCCGGCGCGCTACGACTTCAACGTGACGCCGCTGTCGGTCACCGTGACGCTGGGCAGCACGCCGTATGCGGTGAACCTGGCCACGGCAACGACCAACCTTGCCGGCTTGGTGTCGGCCTTCAACACGGCCAAAGGCTCGGCGCCATTCCTGGCCAGCGCCTCTTCCGGCAAGTTGCTGATTACTCAGTTCGGCACCTTCGGCGGCGAAACAATGGTTGCATCCGGCGGCGCCGATATCCTTGGTAGCAGCCCGATCAATACCACCGGCACACCGGCGAGCGCCGGCACGCCTGAAGTGCCGTCACAAATGACTCTGAACTACGACGGCGGGTCGCCCGTAGTGGGCCTGGCCCTGGGTTTCGGCCTGGCCACCATAGGCCCGCGAGGCCTGCGATATCGGATAACCGCCGTCGGCGGATCGGTCATGACCGTGGATCGCCTGACTTCCGGTGGATCCGTTGACGCCGGGTGGCCTGGATTTAACGCCATGGAAACAGTAAGTGGCTCGATCACGCTTGATCCATCCAGCCAGCAAGGCGGGTACCGTGGGCCATTCATTGCGGCGCCAGAAAAAGAGCTGATCAGTCACTTTGAGTACAGCGTGTTCTATGCGAGCGGTCTGTACGGAATGACTCCAAAGGGCGCGCTTTACAAGGTCGCGGGAGGACATTCGATAGAGTATCGAGACGCAGACGTGGCTGGAGCATGGATCGCTCAGACGATCATTGATTACGGGGCATCCCGGGATGCGCAAGGGTTCACTCACACGATAGCCCTTCCGTACCCAATGAGGGCGGAAGTCAGGATTAAGAAAGTTTTCGTCGAAACGGGCGGATACCTTCCTTCCGAGTATCACGATGATGCTACTTGGTATGGCTTGAGAGGTCTTCGAGTTTTTCGCCCTTCGATTTACCCAGGCATGACGGTCATGTCGGTGAAGGTTCGTGGCGGTGATCGCCTGTCATCGCAATCAGAGAGCCAGATCAGCGTCGAAGCCACGCGAAAATTGCCGGTTCGTTCTGGTGGTGTGTGGCAGCCGGCCCAGGCTACTCGCGGAATCGTGCCTTGGTGCCTGCATGTCCTGAAGTCGCTCGGATACACCGACGCCGATATCGACCTGCCCGAGTGGGATCGCTTGCACGCGGTATTCCAGGCCGCCGGCCAGTATTACGATGAGGTGATCGACGACACCAGTACGGCCAAGGACCGGCTGAACAATGCGCTGGCTTGTGGCTTTGCCGAGCTGACCATCAAGAACGGCTTGGTCAGTCTGGTGCGCGACGAGCCGCGGGCGGCATTCGATATCACCTACGGACCGAAAACGCAGACCTACTCGCCGCAAAACATGACCAAGGGGCTCAAAATCGACGGAGCCCTGCCGTCAATCAACGACTTCGACGGGGTCGACGTTGAGTATTACTCGAACCTGACATGGGCCTGGGAAACCGTGCCCTGCCGCTGGCCGGGCGATGCGGGGTTTAAGGTCGAGAAGGTCAAGCTGCCCGGTGTCGGTGATCGAAACCGGGCTTACCAGTTCGGCATGCGTCGCCGGGGTCACCAACTGTTCCGCCAAGACACCTACAGCTGGGAAACCGAGCTGGCCGGCATGAACTCGGGCTACCTGAGCTTCTGCGCGGTGGCCAGCGATACGCCGGGCCTGTGCCAGAGCGCGCAGCTGCGCAGCGTCACGCCGATTACCGGTGGCTTCCTCTTGGAATCGACCGAGCCTATCGACTGGTCGGCGCCCGAGACCTACAAAGTCGGGATCAGTCGTGCGGATGGCTCTCTCTCGGGTCCCTTCCAAGTGACTGCAATCGATGAGTACCACATGCAAATTGCCGATCTGGACTTCGTGCCCGACACCAGCATGACCTTGGAACTGCCTCAGCTCCTGGTCGGCCCGTCGAGCAAGTGGGCCTATCCGGTCCTTGTCACCAGCTCGAACCCATCAAACGGAAACGTCGCGCTCAAGGGCATGCCCTATGACGCCCGTGTTTACACCTACGACAACGCCCCAGCCCCGGCATAAGGACGGCAATCGATGATTGATTATCCAGAAGGGCTCCCGTATCCGCTGCGCGACGGTAACTATGGATTCGACCAGGTCAGCCCCTCGATCAGTACGGAACTACAGAGCGGCAGAACCATTGACCGGGTTCGATTCAAAAACACCCCGGATATTGTGGCCGTCAGCTGGGAGTTTGACGACGGCGAGGCCCAGCTGTTCATGGCCTGGCATGAATACACCCTGAACTCTGGAACCCTGCCGTTCAATTGCCCGCTCAAGACCCCGCTGGGGTTCGACACCTATGAAGGCAAGTTCAAGGGCATGTACCAAGGCCCGAAGCTGGTCGGCATCAGCCGCTGGCGATTTCAAGCAACGCTCAGCATCTTCAAGCGGCCCCTGATCGGCAAGGACTGGCTGATCTACGCCCCCGAATACGTCCTGCACTCGAACATCTTCGACATCGCGATGAACCGCGAATGGCCGGAGGCATGACCGTGACCCACACAAAAACCAATTCGCCCATCGGGCTCAGCATGCCTGGAGCTAACGCATGACAATTTACGCAACCGGCAACGCAGTCGGCTCGACCAGCCCGAAAGACCTGATCGATAACTCGCAGAACCTGGACTATCTGATCCTGGGGCCGCTGCTCAACTACCCGGATCGGAGAGGCGTAAATCGCCTGTCTTGGGCTGGTATCGAGGCGTCGTTTGCGGCCGCACAAGCTCAGCGGGCGAGCGAGTACTCCACTGACAAGACTGCTCGCGATACGCAGTACACCAGCGACAAGGCAGCGCGAGATTCCGAGTTCGACGCCGACCAGGTCCAGCGGGTTGTCGAGTTTAACGACTTCCTGGAAAGCAGCGGATACGAGATCCCGGTCGATTACATCGCCGGCCTCGGCATTACCCGGCCGACGCAGGTTGTCCGCTTCAGTGGCGAGCTGTACCGGGCGCACGACGCAAACCTGCCATTCACCACTACTACCTGGGCGGCGGATTCGGCAAAGTTCTTTGCGATGGGAGACGCTTCGCTGCGCCAAGAGCTGGCTGCGCCGACCGGAGCAGGGAAGTCCGGGTATATTTTCGGGTCGGATCACAGCACGCCGTCAGATGTCGCCCAGGAGCTGCGCGACAACGCCCGGAGCATCCTGCAGTTCGTCCCCCCAAATCAAAAGGCCGCCATCCGCGACGGAACGTCTCGGTGGGATGCGCGTGACGCGATCAACTATGCCATTCGAGAGTTTCAGGGTGGCGGCATCCTGGTGCCTAAAGGTGCGTGCGTGGCGATTGGCGGCCCGATTGATACGATTCGTGGCGCGCTACTTCATGGTCCCGGCCCATACGACGACACACCGGGCGTCGGCTCGAAAATCTTCCTTCTGGACGGATCGAACTGCCCAGCGTTCCGCACTCCTGCGGCCGTAACCGGTTCAGCTGCGCAAGCAACTCACTTCATGGGGCTTGAGAACCTCATTTTCGATTGCAACAAGGCGGGGCAGACGGTCGAAAGTGAACTGGTGCAGTTCCATGGAGCCTGGGTCGGTAGCTGGTTGAACAACGTAGCCATCCACAACGCGCTGGGCTCTGCCTTGACGTTTGACCTTGGCACGGATCTGAACGTCGACCAGGTGTGGGTGCTGAACACCCAATCGGCGGCCGGCTACGCTGTCGATACAAACAAAAGCCTGACGGGCACCACTCGCTCTGGCCTGCTAAACATCGGCAGCATTTACATCGAGAACACCAGCAACAAGGCGGGTGGCACCCCGCGCACCGTCGAAGCTGATCGCGGCAACAACATGCGCCTGCATCGACTGGTTACCGCGCACATCGGGGAGATGCACACGGAAGGCGGGCGCCGTCCAATCGACCTTGAAAGCAACCATCTGGTGCGCATCGAGAAGCTGTCCGTTTCTTACTGCGGTTTGGCTACCGACGCCGACGCGGCACTGGTTCGCTATGTGGATACAGGCACACGGGCAGTCAGCATAGGGTCCATGCGTTCCGATTCGCACGCGGCGGGTACGAAGTTCGTCAGCCTGGCAACAGGACAGACTTCGAACAACCTCCAAGAGCTGCCGATGGAGAACACGACGGTTCCGTTCGTTAGTGGCTATACCGCCGTTAACGCCGCCGGCTTCGGTACGCAGCGCCAGGCCCCCACCGTGTTCGCAAACAACATGGGCGTCCAGATGGTTGGTAGCTCCGCGTCCGCGTACCAGCGTTTCTACAACTCCAACCTGACGAACTATCACTACCTGCGCATCAACAGCAGCGTGCTTTCGATCGGTTCGAACTGGGCTCAGCCTTCGCTGGCTGAGAAATCGTTCCTCGATTTCACCAGCGCCGGCAACGCAGCGGACCGGGCGGCTTGGAACGTGCCCGTCGCTTTGCACAGTCGCTCGACTGGCGCAAACGTTGTGGCGGATAGCGTGTACAAGGCGACGCTGCCGTCTTATGGATCAGGCCCTGTTTTTCAACGGGCTGCGGGCACTGACGCGGGCGCTGAGTTCCTGGTAACCGGTCGCCGTGCTGGTGGTCCTCCTGCCACATCGGCGGACCAGGTGCCTCAGATATACGTAGACATAAGCTCTGTCCCCAGAGCCATCTACTGCTCTATTAGCGTAGGTAACGGCGCGGCAGACTGGCTCAAAATCTCCAACTAAAGGTTCTACAACATGGCTCTAAAAATTGACACCGAATACAAAGGCATCCCCGTAGCCGGGGCATATGTCAGCCTCAATCTGTCCTGCATTTCTGCGGACAAAACAGAGGTGTTTGTTTGCGCCTTATACCGCAGCGCCAAGGGCGCCGAGGTATTCCACGCGGCCGACTTCTCGGCGCCCTACGACCTGGAGGGGGCCAACCCCTTTGTCCAGGCGTATGAGCACCTAAAAACCCTTCCTGAGTTCGAGGGTTGCACCGACTGCTGACAGCCATGCGCCGAATAACAGCCCGCCTCTGTGCGGGCTTTCTTTTGCGTGGAATTACCGGGTGATGCGGATTTTCCGCTGCGACACGCGACTCATGAATGTTCCGGTGTCACCCCGTATCGAGTACAGAGTCGCCCGGTAAGCGGCTGAAACGGGGTTGCAATACAGGCCGCGAATCTTCCGGTATGCCCAGGCCCAGCCGCGTTTTTTCTTTGTAGCAGTCATCCTTTCACCTTCATTTTCATAATCTATTTCCCTATTGGTAGAAGCCATGGCAAAACTTGCAGAAGTACAGGCCGGCAGCCGCAATGCGCTCGCCTTCCTTGATATGCTCGCCTGGTCGGAAGGTACATCCACCAGCAAATACACGCGAAACGACGGTTATGACGTGGTTGTCGGCGGCATCGACAGCCCGAATACCTTCACCAGCTACGCCGATCACCCCGGCGTTATGGTCACCGTCAACAGGAAAGGCCTCAAGTCTACTGCAGCCGGCCGCTATCAGCAGATGAAAAAGGACTGGCCACATTACCGGGACCTGCTCAAGCTGCCGGACTTTGGGCCGATCAGCCAGGATAGACTGGCCCTGCAGCACATCAAGGAGTGCCGGGCGCTGGCGGACGTTCACGCCGGCCGGATCGAGCAGGCTATCGAGAAGTGCCGGAACATCTGGGCCAGCCTGCCAGGCGCAGGGTACGGCCAGCGCGAGCACCGACTTGCGGATCTGATCAAGCAGTATTTCCAGGCTGGCGGGGCGCTCGCCTGAATCATGTAGAACATAACATTCCTAGTTCCGTATAATCACCGTCAATTGATGGCGCATATTTTAACTAGGGATGCATGTAACGTATGGATACGAAAGTCGCAGTAAGCAGGTTCGAGCCTTTAGATTGGCAGCGCGGTCTTTTGGCACTGTCGATAATGCTGTATCACTTAATTGGCTGGGAGTTCAGCGCGCAGGATTCTGGAAGTCTTATAGGTCGTCTTGGCGTATACGGCGTTTCAATGTTCTTTGTTCTGTCCGGGCTGAGTATGGCCGTTGTGTACAGTGGTTATGTTGCAGGCTCAGGGGGTTACATTCGGTTTTTTGTCCGCAGGATCTTCAGGATTTGGCCGCTTCTGTGGATAGCGACTTTCGTTGTTGTCGCGGGCAATTTCCTCATAAAAAATGAAGTCGCCTCGCCGTCGAAAATATTCCTGAACCTGACCACGCTGTTCGGCTTCCTGGACCCGGGCGCCTACATGGTTACGGGCGCCTGGTCTATCGGCAATGAAATGGTGTACTACGCCATCACGCCAGCCCTGCTCGCGCTGTACAACCGCAGTGTCGCCCAAGGAAATATCGCCTTCCTGATTTCGCTGATGGTCGGCGGCTACTTTGCGGCGGCCCTGATATCTCCAGATGCGACCCTCGCGGCGCAGTGGAATTTATACATCAACCCATTCAACAATCTATTCCTGTACGTGGCTGGCATTGCTATCTATTACAACTCAAGGAATATTGAGCCGTCCGCAAAACTATCACTGATTCTGATTTCCATAGCCTGCCTTGTGTTTGCTTTCTTCCCGGCCGACGGTGATCAGGCGGGCATAGTGACCGGGCTTAATCGTTTGGTCTTTTCGGCCGCCTCTATTCTAATGGTTGCGGGATTCTTCAAGGTCAACTTCAGCATCCCTCCTGTTTTTTCTGTCCCTCTGGAAAAGCTCGGAATCGCCACGTATGGCGTTTATTTGCTGCATCCAATTGTGTATGCGGCGTTCGGTGTTCTTTCGTCGCGACTTGGCATTGACGTGTCGCCGCTTGCTGTAACTTTCCTTGTGTCCGCGATAACTATTGCAGTTGCCTTGTTGGTATATGCGCTGATCGAGACGCCTATGATCAGGCTGGGGAAGCGGCTCACATCAAACGGGGCGCCGGCAGTTCGGGCGGTGGCGTAGGTCGGCAGAGCGCCGGGATGGGGCGCCCGAAGGCGCCGGCTTGGCGGGGTTATCAGATGGCTTCGCCAGAAGCGAGAACTGCGGTGATTCGCTCGTCTATGCGATTCTCCAGCCACGGATCACGCGGCGGGTAGCTGAGATGCTGCACGCCATGACTGCGCTTGGCGTCGCGCAGCAGCTCCAGGAGCGCCGCCTCCCGAGCCGCTGCGTCCTTCGCCAGAACGTATTCGCCATACTCGCTTTCGATCATCCCCTCTATCGCGAATGGCTCGGCGCGGTCGTAGCACACTTCCTCTCCCCACTGGTAGCGCTTCAGTGGGCCTATCTGCTCGGGCTCGACTTTGCACAGGTCGGGGCGAGCATGTCGTGGATCCTCAAACCGTTTCTCCCATACCGACGTCTCGCCGCCGAGAATGCAACTCCAGAAAGCCCCTGTCGACAGGTCGAAGTTCTGCATGCCTGCCGCTGCGGGCGGCCCTTCTCGCACATCGCCCAGCAGCTGACGGATGTCCAGCTGTTGCTGAACCCACGCCGAACTGTCCTGCGGCCGATCTACGAACATTGGGCGCAGACCTTCCAGGAAGGCAAGCTGCGACTCCAGTAGCTCGCGCGGCGCCATAACCATGTCTTGCTCACTCATCCCTTCACCTCGTAGCCTGCAACCAGAATGTTGGCCTTGCACTGCGCCAGAACGCTCTGGCATTGGTTCGCGCAGTATTGCTCGAAGCCCTTGCGGGATTGGCCTGTCATGGCGTCGCATTCCCGATCGATGCGGCCGCGAAGACGCTCGCTGCTCGCCGGGCTTTGTTCCGGTCGCCTTCGTAGTCGCTGAAGAACTCGCACTGCGCTTCATTTCCGAACGACTCATGCCCGACGCTGACCCATCCGTCGTTGAATGTCACGCGCAGCAGTAATGCCGCTTCCATGCGCGCGCAGTCGCCGTCGTCGTTGAGCGGATCCCACCTCACTTCGGTTGGCCAGATAGTAAAGTCATCAAAGGCTTTGCTGTACTTAACGTCGATCCCTGCCGCCTTCGCTGCCAGCTCGATCAGTTCTTTGTCATCCATTCCCGCCACCTCTTCAGTTGTTGGTTGTTGCGTCCGGGGGATTTAAACCCCCGGTCGGTCGTTGTATTCCGTGGCCTGTAGAGGTGTGGTAGCTGAAAAGCTGCTGAAACCGCATTTAGGCGTGACTGATAGTCCCTTTCTAGTCACCCGTTTTTTTGTCAGCGGGCATGGCCGTATCACAAAGCTCTAGAATCCACTCGATCCATTCCTTTCGCTGCCTGTACTGCGGCTCATCGTCTCCCGGAACCACAACCCTGTGAGCTGGACCGTGATTGATCGACCTGACGGCACTGATCAGCTCGGCCAGTTTCGCCTTGAGCTGGTCGCGCTCGGCAGTCAAATCGATCAATTGAGTCGCAAGGCAATCGCACTTCCCGAGCCATTCGCCGTCGAGCTGGTGCGCGTCGCCCGAATCGCCACAACTCCAGCACGACGGGCCGTGTCGCCAAACCTCAAGCTCTTGCTCAAGTTGCTGATAGGTCTGTTTGATCTCAGTCATATGCATACTCCGAGGCGAATGCCTCACGGGATTTCAGGGTTTTGGCGTCGCGGCGAGCCAGCCAATTCAGGCAGCGCTTGCAGGTGACTTCAGACCTGAAGCGTGCACCATCCCACTCTTCGCCCTCACGGTCGCCATTGCCGACACCGCAAGCTGAGTAGGACTCCTGATCCTCGCCTTCGGAGCCGCTATCACTCCAGCCGATCCAGTGAACTTTATTCGTCATGGCTTGCGGCCTCTGCGTTGGCGGACAGCGCGCCCTGGGCAACCCTGGCTCGGCTGTTTGCATATCCCCGTATCTGGGTCATGTCCTTCATGAATTCGTCGCGCCCGGCCTGAAGGCTGATTGTCTCCAGCGATTGGGCGGCGTCGGCCAGCTGGGCGCGGAAGCCATCGCAAAGCACTTTCAGCCCGTCGATCTCGATCTGGTCGCCCTGGCGCGCAAGGCGTGTCAGCTCCAGGTCGATGCGCAGCCGCTCAGCCGCCTCGGCGCTGGCGTAGCAGACCATCGTTTCGAATAGCTTGTGCTGCGACAGCTCAACATAGCGGGCCCTGTCGCAAGTTGCGTAATCGCTCAGGCCCTTTCGGCGGTAGAGGTAGATCTGTTCGTTGCTCATGTCTCGCCCTCAGTATGGGATGCACTTGTCGCAGGCCGCAGTCCAGCCGGGAGTTCCACAGCCTGAGCATGGCTCAAGCTCGGGGCAGCCTCGTTCTTCTGGTCGCGACTCCAGGTCTGCCGGCCCAGCGATGGCAGACAGTGCGCCCCGGGCAACCGTGGCCCGGCTATTCGCATAGCCACGAACGTCGGTCATGTCCTCCATGAATTCGTCGCGCCCGGCCAGTCGGCTGATTGTCTCCAGCGACTGGGCGGCGTCGGCCAGCTGGGCGCGGAAGCCATCGCAAAGCGCTTTCAGCCCGTCTATCTCTATCTGATCGCTTTGGCGGGCCAGGCGTGTCAGTTCCAGGTCGATGCGCAGCTGCTCAACCTCGGCAGCATGAACCAGCGGCCGCATACCCTGCTCAATGTACTGGCTCTGATCGAGCACACCCTCGAACACCAATTGACGGCCGTCAGAAGTGAGCCATGCCACCGTCTGCGCGTCAGGTTGCGGCTGAGCCTGGGCAGCTTCGACAAGATCCCGCAGTGTCTTGATCTCGTTGCAGCCATTGTCCTGCCCATTCAGATACAGCGCTGCTCGGCGCAATCTGGTAGCGCGCACAATCTCTTCCTTGCTCATCACTCACCCCTTCGTTTATTTGTCGCCGGACTGCCCGGCCTCATTGGTTCGGCGTTAGGCCATGAAAGCCAGTACCGGGAAAATCTCTTGCGGTGCACGGCCGGTCAGCACCAGGAAGCGGCGCCACACGCCATAGGGCGGACTCTTGCTGCCATCCTTGAATGCTCGAACCCTGCGATCCGATGACAGCCCGAGCAGACCGGCCAGCTTGGCGTCGGTGCCGTACTCGGGGAAGTGCGACTGGAAGTGCCGGAAATAGGCGCCTGCTATGTCACGGTGCGGCGGCTCCCAGCCTTCGGCCTCGCGCAGCAAGTGGGTGCGTGGGTACTGGCTTTCGTCTACTTCGGTCTGGCCAGGCAGGCGCGGCGCCTTGAGGTTCGCCTTGAGCTGCGCCACTGCTTCCTTTGTGGCGGCCTCGAAAATGAAGGCCTGTTGCTCGCTGATCGCCGGTAACTCGATGTTCATGGTGCGCTCCTGTTGCGCTGGGTGTCGGTAAAGAGTCCGGGGCCTTTCGGCCCCTTCCTCACCGTGGTGACAGTTCGATGCGTCGAACGTCTTGGACACGGATATTGACCAGGCTCAGCGTTCCGGTTGCCACCCTTTGCCAGTCGCCTCGCTGATGAATCGCTGCGAGGCAGTAGAAAAGGTAATCCGGTAACAGAAGATCGATTCGTTCCACCCTTACCCCGATGTGCTCGGGGTTAAACACCCGGGTAGGCTCTCCGCATCGATCCGCTGAGCCCCGCCGAACCATCCAGAAATGCGCCTCGGGAAAGTTCGTGCGGATGGTCGCCACCTCAGAAAGTCTCATTACGCTCTCCGCTGGCGGCATGACTAGCCCCCTCATCGTCGAGTGGCTTTCTGCATGCCACCAACAGGAGTGATTATAGGATCATTGATCCTAATAAGATAGTGTTAATTTAGGATTTTTGATCCTATTTTGAGGACTGGTATCTGGCTCGCTCGTCGCCTTGCATGGCCCCGCCAAACATCGCCGCCGCTTTATCCCCTGACGAGTCGCCATCGGTTGGAATCCAGCGCCCGTATACCCGCGCAATCATCAACCATGAAGCATGCCCCATCTGCTTGGCCACCCACATAGGATGCTCGCCCGCGCTCAGCATCATGGATGCGTAGGTGTGCCGGGTCTGGTACGGGTTCCGGTAGCGCACGCCGGCCCGGCGGATGGTCGGCGTCCACAGTGATTTGCGCAGCTCCTGGTCGCCGTTGAATGCCCGGTTATGCCTGGGGTCGTGGAAAACAGCCTTCCCTTCTATATAGGTGTGCTCGCGCTGGGCCTTAAGCGCCTCGAACGACATGGGCAACAACCTAACGCTGCGCACCCCTGCCGCCGTCTTCGGCGTCTCTGCCTCGCTGGCCGCCGCGGTCAACCCTCGCGATACCCTCACCTCCCCGCGATGCCAATCAATATCGCCCCACTCCAGCGCGACCAGTTCAGACGTGCGCAGGCCAGTCCAGAAGGCGAACTGCAACAGGTTCCGATACTGCCCTGTCGCTGCCGCCAGAATGGCCCGCTGCTCGTCCGGGCTGAATGGGTCGATCTCGTCCTCGGTGCGCGGCTTGCCCTTCACTGAATACGTCCAGCCGGCCAGTGGGTTCGATTCGATCAACTCGTCGTCTACGGCATCGCTCAGGGCCGAGCGCAGGCAGCTTTGCACGTTGGCCAGCCGCTTGTTGGTCGCAGACATCTTGGCCATGGCCGCCTTGACCTCTTTGCGCGTGACCGATGCCAGCGCCAGGCTGCCCAGCGCCGGATCCAGAACGCCCGCAACGATCTTTCGGTAACCGTCCAGCGTGGACGCCTTCAGGATGCCGGCCTTTCGCTCAAGCCACTCATCCAGGTACTGGCCCAGTGGCACCTGGCCCGACTGGCAGACTGCCGACACCGCCCGCTTCGACCTGGGGAACGCCTCGGCATAGTCGAATTCCCCCCGGTGAATCGCCAGATCAATCGACGCCTTCTGCTGCTGCGCCCGCTTCAGGTTGGCCGGCGTAGGCTCCAGCGGCAGGCGCTCCCGGCACTGCTTGCCGTCGACCATGAACGAGATTTCGATACTGCTTTTCGATGCCGCACGCACCCCGCGCTTCGCAGCCATACGCCACCCCTGACGATATTCGTTTAGTTGGCCGACAGTTTAGACCTGTGCCGCGCTGGGCGGCAGAAGGTGGTTTAGGCGGGTTCTTGAGATGTAGCGGAGATCAACCGGCGCAACTGATCGTTTTCGGCGGAAAGTCGATCTACCTCCTCGGCAAGTAAGGACGCTTCGGAGTAGGCCATTGAGTGCTTATCGGAAGACTCCTCGTAACATGCTTTCCAGCTTTGCGCGGACGCGGTTCCGTTAACAAAAACCTTCCCTAGATCGGAAAGAGGGGAAAGATCAACCCCAAATCCAAGCGCAACACTTCCGTGGCTAGCAGCTTCTTGGCGTCCATTCTCACGCAGAACTCCAAACTTCAGCCGACCCTTGAAAAACAATGCGCTGTCGCAGGCGCTTAGGGCTCGCTGGAGGGTGCGCGTATCGGTGTGAGAAGGTATCAGCAAAACAACAGGCTTCTCTTTTCCGACCTCGATGCACTTATTTACCCATCTGTCCCTGGCTTCTCCATATGGCGGATTGCAAAATACCGAATGCCCTATCCACTCCTTGGCGCAGCCATCTTCAGGCAAATGAAAATAGCTGTCTGCTCCGGTCGGATTGTCAGGCTCAGTGCAAGGGTCTAGCCCTATACCTCCCAAAACGGAACGAATAGGCTCAAGTGCGTAGGCAGGAGTAAGCATCGCCTGGCGCGCATGATGATCAGGGCGTCTGCGCTTGGCGTTATCGAAGCGATGAGATGCATTGCTCACAAGTTCATTTATTTCAGACATGATAATTCCTCGCTCGCCGGTCACCGGCAGGCTCTTGTGTGGGGTAGGGGTTAGGTGACGCCTCTATCGGCGATTTTTAGGCGAGCTGTACAGGTAGATCGCCGAATTGATTTCGCGAGCGCGCTGCATCTTGACCACGTCTGCGCCTGTGCAGCTGTATCGCCGCCAGTGGCTGCGCGCCTCGCACCAGTTGACCAGGATCAGCGGGAACTTGAGCCGATTCGCCGCGCCCATCACGCCGGACAGGAAAGTGTCCCAGTCACAGCATCGCCGATCTATCCACGGCTTCTTCCTTGGCATCACAGAAGCCCCGCGCAATCTTCGAGCAGGCCGTTATAGTCCCGCTTCAGTCGGTCGCGCTCACTGGTCAGCGCCTCAACCTTGCGGTGGATGTAACGGGCGATTGTCTCGCCTGGGCGCATGTCGGCGGCTGGCGTGCCTCGCAGCACGGCTTCCCATTCGTGGACGGTCAGTTTCTCGGTCATGCTGCATCACTCCATGCTGGCAGAAAGGATCACAACCGAAACGCTAGTCCCGGCAAATTCGTTGTCGTAGACCTGCGACCACTCATGCTTCAGGCCTGGCAGGACTTCTTTTCCCTTTGCGCTTGCGGGCAAAATGGCTACCAAGCGTCCGCCGAGCTTGAGCATCGATGCCGCGTGCTCGATATGCGCTTGCCAGCGTCCTTCGCTGTACGGCGGGTTCATCACTATTCGGTCATAGCGACCAGTGATCTGCCACTTAAGGAAGTCGGCCTGCTCGACATAATGCCCCTTCGCCTTGAGGATCTCGCAGTGCAAGGCGCTGATCTCCACGCATACCGGGTTTGGCATTAAATCAGCCAAGCCACCTTGGCCGGCGCTCGGCTCAAGCCACTTCATGCCGTCCGCCGCTCCAACCATGGCGCTCTCGATTGCTGCATTGGCCACGACATCCGGCGTCGGGTAGAACTGGTGCGACTTCTGATCGGGAATGCAGCCGGAGCAGACGACCTGATCAATTACAGGGCCTGGCTCGTAATCAAAGGCCCAGTGGTCACATGAGCCAAGCTCGCCTTTTTCGCCCTTCACCCATACGCCACCAATCGCCTCAAGCGCCTTTTCAGCCTGCTGGCGTGATGCCTTGTCGTATGTGCCGTAACCGAAAACGCGGGTATTTGGGATGTTTGCGCGGCCAACTTGCCAGCCATCCTTCACGCCTCGCCATCCAGATTTCATGTCAGCCAGCTGGGCAACAACAGCGAACGGTAGCGGTTTGTCGAACAGGACAAAATCCTTGATCTTCTTCGCGCGCTTCGGTTTCTCTCGGAACTCAGCAGGGATTGCAGCGGGGTAAAGGTTTGCCAACGTGGCGTTGAGTCGCCAGGCCATCTCTGGATGAACCTCCAGGTGGGCAGTGCCAACGCCACCATAAACACGGATGCGAAGCGACCCACCATCCACGGACATCCACTCGCCGTTCTGACGGCGGGCGGCCTTGATCACCGGGTCGGTGACACCATGCTTCGGCTCATCTCGCCCCATGAACTTGGCGATCACGCATCGCAGGTCGTTGATGTGTCCAGAGGTCTCGTATCCAAACACGTTGGCAATAATCATCCGCTTGCCGAAGCCCTGCGGAACGTTTGTCACATGCTGGCGACTCAGGGCGCGAAAGATTCCGTCTACCCGCTCGGCCAGGAACTGCGCCCGGCTCGACAGCAGGCCGGACAGCGTTGCGCGCACGCTCTCATCGGTGAAGTCGGGAAGCGGCGGCAAATCGCCTTCTTGCGTGTGCTTGTTGTTCTTTCGGCCCAAGGGGTTCTTCATCTGGTCGAACCACTCCTGCCGGCGCTTCTGAGGCATATAGTCGATTACGTCGGTCATGCGCAGCGCGCGATTCCAGAAGTCCGCATTGAGCTGGCCGACTGCGCCCTCGACACGAAACAGCGCCTCGACAGTGGTAGGCATGCTGTGACGGCTTTCACCGACGTTGCCCTCGACAAAGTAGTGCAGCACTCCGCGGCAGGCATCACCGGACACCGATGCCGCCATGTTTTCCAGGCGCTTGCGGGCGGCATCGTACTCGCCGACAAGACTATCAACCAGATCGCTCGACATGGGCGCGAAAAACTCGCTCACATCCTCAACAATCTCTCCGTGCAAAGTCTTCGCTGGCGCATTCATGCCTTCACACTCCAAACGCTGCCGTCTACCAGGTCACCGCGGCGAACAAACTTCGCCCCGCCCGTCAGGTGATGCAGGATCGCGAACTGGTCCGAAGTGCGAGCCAGCGAGTACGTGCGCCCGGTCGGGCGGTAGGTGTAGATCGTTTCCATGCGGGTTACTCCTGGGTCACTGGCTGAGGATGTCTAGCTGGGCCTTGGCGCATTCGTCCGGGCCGTGCGGCAGGCGGTCTGGTTCGACTACTTCGTACTCACTGTCATCACCGTGATGACCGGCTTCACGTCGCGACTCGTTGTCGAATCGCTCGCGCAACGTTTTGCTGATCGTGATTTCGTGGCGCGACGGAGTCAGGAACTCAATCAATTCGGCGTCAGTCATTGCGTCCATCTTGAGGATGGCCAGCTGCAGGACTTCGCTGATTTCTTCGGTGCCTGATCGCGTCCGGATGCGGTCCATCGCCTGATGAATGCCGGGGCGGACCTTGTGCCTCAGTTCTTTCTCTCCGACCTTTTCCCGCTTCGCTGCGGCCTTCTCTGACCGCTCCTTCGTCGTCTTCGCCATATCCCTATTCCTTATCCTGCAAAGCGCGTGCGGTATTGCACGATGTCGCGGACTGTCGATGCTCCGCACTTGTAAACCTCGGCCAAGAAGCCGTAGCCCTTGCCGCCGGTTTCGTAGATGGCGCGCATTTCGGCCACCTGGTCACTGGTTAGCCTCGACCGGTGATGCGATACGCCGGCTCTATGTCCGGTGGGCGCCCTGGTTATCCGGCTCATAAGTCGTCGTCCCGGCAGATGGCCTCTGCCCACTTGATCTGCGACGAGCATCGAATAACCTTGTTGATGACTGGACGGCAGGCGATTTGGACCTTATCGCGAACTGAGTAGGCTGAAGCCCTGATGGCCGAGTCGGTCCCGTGAATCCGGTAGGCGAGCAGCATGATCAGGATCGCGCCCAACATCGTTAACTGGTGGCTTGTGGGCATAGTCATGGGTGATACCGCTGGCAGGTAGATTGTGCTGAGGTTGGCGCGCACGATGGCGCACCCTGGATCGGATCGCTCTCACCGCTTGTAGGCCTTGAAGTCGATGCCGTGCTCGCTGATCAGTCGGCTCAACCGGCTGTAGCCGATGCGCACATGGGCGGCCGCATCCCTTCGTGTCACACCAACTTCGGCAAGCGCCTTGAGCCTTACGACGAGCACCGAATCCTCTTCTGGCGAGGTGGCGTAGGAGCTGGCGTTGGCCGTTCGCTTCTGCTTGAACTGGAGCAGGTCGATGCCGAACATCTTGCAGATCTTGGTCATTCGGTCGTACCCGATGCCAAGTTTCTTGGCCACCTTCTCCTTGTTCATGTCCGGGCTTAGCTCCAGGATCTGGTCAGCCAGCCGGCGCAATTCGAGCTCTTCCGGCGTTGGCTGGGGCTCGATTCGCGGGGGTAGCGGTTTGAATTCGAAGGTTTGCAGAACGTCGATCTTGCCGCCGGAGCGTAGGAACGCTTCTTGTGCAGCGGCCAGTGCTGATCGGTCCATCACTCGTAGGTCGTTGTATTGGTTCATTTGGCACCCAAAAGAAAGGGCGCTCATTGGCGCCCTTTGTCGGTTACTTGGTCGGTTATTTGGCCAGCAAGGCCTTGCGCAGGTACGGATCAACGTCGGCCTGGCCGAGCAGCCAGCGCTTGTAGTCGGCCGGGATGTCGGCGATTTTCGATCCGGCGTGCTTGCCGAAGCGGATCACGGTCGGAATGCGCGCCTCTTCCGAGATCATCCAGAGGTCTTCAAAGCTGAAAACCGCTGCGCCGTTGCGCAAGGCGATCTCTTCCAGGATCTTGACCAGTAGACGGCGGCAGTTGAGTACGTCGTCGAGCGCGGCGTGAGCGTTCTGCAAGAGCCCGCGTGCATACTCCCGGTAGTGCAGGTAGATCATCGCCGACTGGCTGTGCGAGTCAGCGTCCGGCCAGAGCGCACGGCTAAGCGCCTGGGTGCAGATCCGCTTCACGTCCGGCTTGCCGATCACGTCCCAGTCATAGTCGACGTTATGGCCGATGATGTAGGTGGTGCCGGCAGGCAGCGCGAAGTCCGTGTGCGGCGGGCAGTCGACCAGCTCTTCGTCGTAGATGTGGCTGGTGGCCAGCGCGCCCAGCTCGATCGGCTTCGACGGCTTGTAGCGCTGCAGGAATTCTTCGGTGACGTCCAGGAACTGGATGCTGCCGAGTTTGAGATAGGCGCCTTCGACCATCTGCGGGTCTTTCAGGCCGGTAGTCTCCGAATCGAAGATAATTGCTGTCATGTGTTACCCCTGTATAGCTGCTGGTTTACCGATGCCGGGATGTCGGCATCGGCTTGATTTCAGGCTGGATCAGTTCGAATCAGAACGGGATATCGGGATCATATTGCGAGTCATCTGGCTGCGGCTGTGGCGCCGGCTGCCGTTGCGATTGCTGGCGCGGTGTCGATTGCTGCTGATCGCCTTCTTGAGGCTTTCCGCCGAGCAACTGCATGGTGCCCTGCATGTCCACGATGATTTCCGTGGTGTAACGCTTGACGCCGTCCTTTTCCCATTCCCGCGTCTGCAGCTTGCCCTCGATGTACACCTGCGAACCTTTGCGCAGGTACTCGCCGGCGATCTCGGCGACTTTGCCGAACAGTGACACGCGGTGCCATTCCGTCTTTTCGACCTTCTGACCGGTTTGCTTGTCGGTCCATTGCTCGCTGGTGGCCAAGCTCAGATTGGTTACTGCGTTACCGTTTGGCATGTAACGAACATCCGGGTCCTGCCCGCATGTGCCCACAAGGATGACTTTGTTAACTCCGCGTGCCATGTTTCTCTACCTCGATTGGATGCCCCGGCGTCTGCCAGGGCTTGATTGGTTATGCCGCTTGGCTCTGTGGTGCCAGCTCAGCCTTGCGCTTGTCTTTGGCCTTGGCGAAGTTCTCGCCCATTTTCTTGTTGTTCGCGTCCTTCGCAGCAGCCAGGCCGGTGTCGAATGCCTTTTTCAGCGCTGCCATGTCCGGCGCCTTGGCGATATCGGCGATCATGGCCGTCCAGTCGTACTGGTTCGTCGATTGCTGCCGGGACGGCTGCTGGTTGCCAGTTGTTGCGTCTAGGGCGTCGTGCTCGACGATTTCCAGGGCGGTCACGTACAGGTAGCGGCGCTGGTAGGTCTCAACTGCGCCGATGTTCTGGACTTCGTGGCAGCCCTTGAGCGCCGCGCTGCCCATCGGGCTGGTGAACTCGACGGATGACCCGTCGTCAACGTCCACGACCTTCAGGGTGGCAAGCTCGACCCCGAACGAGACGATCCCGCACAGACCCTTCTCTTTGAATAGGTCATTGATTGCCGGAAGGAAGTCGCCAAGCTCGAAGTAGCTATAGCCTGCGAACTTGTTTTCGCCGGTCTTGCGGAGGGTCATTCGCTGCATCTCGCAACGTGCTTCCTGAAGCTTTTTGTATACGCTCATGGCGCACCTCAAATCGGTTGGTTGTCCCACTGGCGTTCAATCTTGAGCGCCTCGTCTTCGTACTCTTTGCGTTCATCGCCATGGAACTGCTCAGGTTCGAACGCGCCTACCGTCATCCAGTCGAGCTGGGCGGTCAGTCGTGGTGTGCTCATGCGAGCCTCAGAAGTTGATGGAAATGTTCGGCACTTCACCGCGGTAGATTTTCAGAACGAGAGCCTTTGCCAGTTCCTCGGTGACGTTCATCGACATGATCGCCAGCTTCGCTTCGCCCATGATTTTCGACTTGTGCGCCTTGTCGGCCTCGCGCTCTTGCTGCTGGCGTATGATCTCGGCAGCGGCATCGTCTGCGCGCTTCTTCTCGGCGGCGCGGGCTTCAGAGGCCGCGATCGATGCGCGCTTTTCTGCCTGATGTTTCGCTTGCTCGGCCTGTTCTTCAGCCCAAATACGATCGGCTTCTGCCTTGGCTTTATCGCGCTCTGCCTGCTCGACCTGCAGCTTCAGGTCGCTCTCGCGCTTGGCCGCTGCCGCCTGCTCGTCCTTCACCCGCTGCGCTTCTGCCTCCCGCTCGCGTTGCGCCTTCTGTTCCGCCTCGATGCGTGCCTTCTCGGCAGCCTCCCGGGCGATACGATCCTCGCGCTCTTTCTGCTCGCGGACTTCAGCCTCGGCGCGCAGCCTGGCCAGTTCGGCCTGTTCCGCCTCGTACTGTTCCTGGTCGGCCAGGGCCTTGCGCAGGACCACCAGAGAGGCAGCCTTTGCCCGGTGCGCGTCGGCCTCGAACTCTTCCAGCTCCTGGTTGATCTCCAGGCTGTCCAGGTCCTGCACCTTGGCGCCGATCAGTGCCGCGCTCATGCCGGCGGTGTCGGTGTTTTCTATATGCGCGATCACGGCCTTGTGCGCAGCTACCCGGGCCGCCTCTTTTTCCTCCCACTCATTCAGCGGGCGGCGGACCTGATCCTGAAGCGCTTCCAGGGTTTCGCGCATCCGCTTGCGCTCGGCGTCGATCAGCTTCGGGACTTCCTTCAGTTCGGCCACCAGCTTTTTGCCGGCGTCGTCCAAGGCCACTTTCGACTTAGCTACTTTGTGGGCAATCGAGGCGATGGCGGCTCGGCCCTTTGCTGTGCTGGTGTCTGGAACGAACGACAGAACCTCGTCGCGGATCTTTTGCAGCCACGGCTCAAGGCCGTTCGGTGCGCTGTACACGGCCAGCGCGGTTTCCTTTGGCGGCACGGTGGCCAGCTCAGTCGTTGCGTTCATGTTCACCCCTTGTACGTTGAAAGTCCCGTGCAAGGGACTGTTAGAAACATTTCCATTCAAGCCAAAGAAGTCGCCGATCTGCCCGACCGCTGCATTGATCCGCACTTGGGCGGCCTTGCGTTCGGCCAGTCGGATCGCCTCCCGCTCACTGTTCCGGGCGGCTGCTGCCTCGTAGTCGTGGAAGAAGTCAGCCGAAACTTGCCTAGGCCGTCCGTAGGCATCGAATCGCCTATCCCATTCCCGGGCCTGGGCGCTGTCTGCGTAGCTGGTGCTCATGGCTCAGCCCTCAGCAGCTGGTCGCCGATGATGCGCAGGCGGTTGCGGATGCGGGCGCCCTGGGCGTTTATTTCTTTGCGCTCATCCATCAAGCGGGCGACATCCCGATACAGCTGGTATTCGGGGTGGTCTTCCTCGTCACAGCGGTTATTGATGACGCTGTCAACGGCATGGAGCCATCCGTACCACTCGACATGCGCCCCCGGCTGGGTTGCTGCTTCGCGCTCGCCGTCGATGTATTCCTGTCGATACGGCTTCATGTCTATGTAGGTATCGGTACCGGCCTGCACGTCGCGAATGGCCTGACTGTTATCGCGCAACGCTTTACGGTGCCGGGCGTAGGCCTTGGCCAGCTCGACGAGCTTTGCCTCTGCTGTCTGCGTCATTGCCGTGCTCTCACGGCAATCCTGTTGCCTTTCTGCGTTGCCGAGAGCTGAACCTTGAGGTCGCACACCTTGAATTCTGGCGACTTGCCGATCACCTGGTAGAACGGGATGCCGTGGGCAATGATGGCCAGGCCGCGCTCGATCTCTTCGAGCTGTTCGTCTATCAGCGATTTAACTGGTGAGGTAGTCATGCGTGCATCCTCTCGGTGGCTCCACAAAGGCGGGAGACGCGAGCGCTTCGGGCCGCCGTGAGACTGCTAATCATCTGGCCTGACTCTTCATGGCCGATATCCCCGCTAAAAAGCGCGTAGGAGACCAGGCCCGTCAGGTAATTCAGTTCCGACTCACTGCCAACCAGGTCGCCGGCGGGCATTGCGTGGATCTTTTTCAATCGTTCATCGAAAACCGCTCTCGCTGTGGAGTTGAACATTTAAGTAACCCTCGGTGACGTGGAAGAGACCGCTAATTTCGTGCTTTAAAGGCGGCTGTGATGGCGGAAG